GGTTATGCCTCCGATTCTCGGTGATGCCAACGATTATGCACAGGCTGGCCACGATCTGGCAGGCCTACTGATGCCACCGGCAGACGACTGGCTCATCCCAGCCGATGACTTCTGCGCCCAACCAAGCCCCATCAGCTGGCTCGTCAAACGCTGGATTCAATCCCAAGCCCTAGTGATGGTCCACGGCCCAAGCGGTGGCGGCAAGACATTCGTGGTGCTCGACTGGTGCCTGCGCATGGCCAGCGGAACAGAGGACTGGGCAGGCCACAAAGTGCGCCAAGGCAATGTGGTCTATCTGGCCGGTGAAGGCCACCACGGTCTGCGCGGCAGGGTGGCAGCATGGAAGCACCACCACAAAGCAGGCAAGCTGGCCATGTGGCTGTCCAAAGATGGATGCGACCTCAACACCCCGACCGGCTACCTCAAAGTGGTCGAGCAAGTCAGGATGCTGAAAGACAGACCAAGCGTGATCGTGGTTGACACCCTGCACCGATTCCTATCAGGCGATGAAAACAGCGCTCAAGATGCCAAGACCATGCTGGACGCATGCAACGCACTCATGCAGGAATTCAACTGCTCGGTGATCTTGGTCCACCACACAGGCGTGGCCGAGGAAGCCCAGCACCGCGCGCGAGGCTCAAGCGCATGGCGAGGTGCTCTGGACATCGAGATCAGCATCGTGCCAGGCAAGGAAGGCGTGCCCATGCAGATCGTGCAGCGCAAGTCCAAAGACGCAGAACTGGCCGAGACCATCCACGTTGAGCTTCAACAAGTGGCCATCCCTGGCTGGCGCGATGAGGACGACCAGCAAGTCACAAGCGCTGTGATCGTCCAAGCTGAAGCACCGACAGCCCCGAAAAAAGAGTCGAAACTTGATGCCCACCGAAAAACATTCGAGAACGCATGGTGGGGAACAGGCGCTGAAATACGCGAGGGTTTACCCTATGTCAGCAGATCAGCACTCAAAGACAAGCTGGCAGCCGATGGACGAAAACCACGCACGATCGAGAACGATCTGAGCGCAACCTACCCAGAAAAATTAATCGGAGCACTCATCCTGTCCGAGATCATCAGCCCACTTGAACACGGCTGGATGGTGATTGACGAGGTTCAAGCGAGTGCCATGATGATGCGAAAAGGTGGCCAAGAATGAAGCCCCCTAGCCCCCTGAATCCCCCTAGGGGGCAAATCAGGGTTAGGGGGCAAAACGCTCGAAAAGCCCCCTCCCCTCCCCTCACACCCTTTAGGGTGAGGGGGACAGGGGGGCATCGATGCGGCAGATTTCCAGAGAAAAGTTATCCACAGAAAGGTGAGCAAGTACTAACATGACAAAACAAAGAGAGACACCAAACTTTGCAACATGGCAACATGACACGCTGGCCAAGTTTGCAACCGAGGTCTACATCCGACTTCAAGATGAGCAGGCCGCAAACGAGCAACTCAGGATGGATTTAAAAGATGCCATGAAACTGGCGCGAATCGAAAACATGAAGGACAATGCAGCATGACCACAAAAACCCACGATTCAAAAACCAAGATCGAACACGTGTCGATTGACAAACTTATTCCATACGCTCGAAACAGCCGGACGCACTCGGATGCGCAAGTGGCCCAGATCGCTGCATCGATCAAAGAATTCGGATTTACAAATCCGGTGCTGGTTGATGGTGATGGTGGAATCATTGCCGGTCACGGTCGAGTCATGGCGGCAAAGAGCATGAAGCTGGACACAGTCCCATGCATCCGACTCGATCACCTGACAGAAGCCCAAAAGAAAGCCTACGTCATCGCAGACAACAAGCTGGCGCTGAACGCTGGATGGAACGACCAAATGCTTGGATTGGAACTGGCAGACCTGCAAGGCCTTGGATTTGATCTGGAGCTCACAGGATTCAGCAAAGATGAGCTCGCCTCACTTATGGCACCCGAGCCGACTGATGGACACACAGACGAAGACGAAGTACCAAGCATCCCAGAGCAACCAAAAAGCCAGCGCGGTGATGTCTGGCTGCTGGGCGAACACCGACTCATGTGCGGTGACAGCACGCAGGCCGATGATCTGGCCAAGCTCATGGATGGCGACAAAGCTGATCTCGTCTGGACCGATCCACCCTACAACGTGGACATGACCGGAAAAAATGAATATCTTGCTTCAGTTGGTAAAGCAAGAAAAGATACAGAAAATTTTGGAATCAAAAACGACAAAATGTCGTCGCAAGATTTTAAAAAATTCATGCAGGCAGTTTATAAAAGGTATTTTGAAAATATGCGAGATGGTGCGGTTATTTACGTTGCGCATCCAGAACATGAAAGAATAATTTTTGTTGAGTCAATGTTGGAGGCTGGTATCAAACTATCCGAAGTCCTGATCTGGGTAAAACAAAGCGGAACGCTTTCGCGCCAAGACTTCAACTGGAAACACGAACCCATCCTCTACGGATGGAAAGAAGGCGCTGGCCATTATTTCTGCAAAGACTTCACTTTGACCACAGTGATCGATGACGATTTAGACATCGATAAGATGAAAAAGGACGAGCTGGTGGCCATGCTCAAGCAGATCAAAGAGCAAATGCCAACGACCATCGTGCGCCACGATCGGCCAACCAAGAGCGATCTGCACCCAACCATGAAGCCAGTCAGCCTAGTGCAACGCATGGTGGAATGGTCAAGCATGGACGGCTGGATCGTCCTCGACCTGTTCGGTGGCAGCGGAAGCACGCTGATCGCCTGCCAAAAAGCAAACCGAAAAGCACGCCTGATGGAGTTGGACCCAAAGTTCGTTGATGTGATCGTCAAGCGCTGGCAGGACTTCACTGGCAAAATCGCAACACACGCAGAAACCGGAAAACCTTTCGCGGAGGTAAAAAATGACAACAAAAACTGAAAAATCGGTCTTAAAAAAGCGAGGACCCAATGGCGGTGCTCGACCAGGCGCTGGCAGGCCAGCATTCGAGCCAACCGATGCAGAGCGCAAACAGGTCGAAGCACTCTCAGGCTATGGCCTACCGATCGAGCAGATCGCAGTGCTGGTGCGCGATGGAATTGACACCGATACCCTGCGCAAGCACTTCGCAACCGAGCTGCTGTCAGGAAAAGCCAAGGCCAACGGACAGGTAGGGAAAACCCTATTCCAGAAGGTCATGGCAGGCGACACGACCGCAGCCATCTGGTGGAGCAAGACGCAAATGCGCTGGGCCGAAACCCAAAAGCATGAGCTGACTGGCGCAGACGGTGCGCCTCTGGAGTTTGCCAAGATCGAGCGAGTGATCGTCAAGAATGGGTAAAGTCCTGCAACTCCAAACCCCTGAGTGGGCAGTGCCACTGCTGGAGCCAAGCCGATACAAAGGCGCTTGGGGTGGCCGAGGCTCTGGCAAATCCCACATGTTTGCCGAGCTAATGATCGAGGCCCACATCATGGACCAGAAGCGCAGAAGCGTCTGCGTGCGTGAAATCCAGAAGTCGCTTAACCAGTCGGTCAAGCGCCTGCTCGAAACCAAGATCGAGCAAATGAACGCTGGCGCGTACTTCGAGGTGCAAGAAGCCGTGATCAAGTCGCGCAAAGGCGATGGAATGATCATCTTCCAAGGCATGCAAAACCACACAGCCGACTCGATAAAGTCGCTCGAAGGTTATGACTGCGCTTGGGTGGAGGAGGCTCAAAGCCTGAGCCAGACCAGCCTCGACCTGCTGCGGCCAACCATCCGCAAGCCAGACTCCGAGCTGTGGTTTACATGGAACCCGCGCCAGCAGAATGACCCTGTCGACTTCTTGTTGCGCGGTCCAACACCACCAAAGGACGCTCAAGTCCTGAAGGTCAATTTCACCGACAACCCTTGGTTTCCCCAAGTCCTGCGCGATGAGATGGAGTATGACAAGAGGCGCGACCCAGACAAATACCAGCATGTCTGGATGGGAAGCTACCTCACAAACAGCAACACCAGGGTGTTCAAGAACTGGCGCGTCGAGGACTTCGAGGCACCGCCAGACGCAATCCACAGGCTCGGTGCTGACTGGGGCTTCGCGGTCGACCCGACCACGCTGGTGCGCTGTCACATCATTGGCCGCACGCTCTACATCGACTATGAGGCCTACATGGTCGGATGCGAGATCGTGAACACACCCGAGCTGTTCATGCAAGTGCCCGAGGCCGAGAAGTGGCCAATCGTGGCTGACTCAGCTAGGCCAGAGACGATCAGCCACATGAAAAAGAATGGCTTTCCAAAGATCATGACAGCGGTCAAAGGTCCAAAGTCTGTCGAAGAAGGCATCGAGTTCCTGAAGAACTATGACATCGTCGTGCACCCTCGGTGCATCCACACAATTGACGAACTGACGCTGTACAGTTACAAGCAAGACCCACTGACCGGCAAAATCTTGCCGGTGCTCGAAGACAAGAAAAATCACGTGATCGATGCCCTGCGTTACGCCTGCGAAGGTGTGAGACGATCGGCCATCACAAAGCCTGCAACATTCACTCCATTGCCAAATGTAAAGAAATGGTGAGAAAATCACACAAAATGAGGATATAACATGGCCCGACTCTCAAACGATCA